CTGTTAAGTATGCAACTTGATTACTGATGATAGAACCTGTTACAACAGTATTTCCATTTATGAATACGCTGCCAGAAAAGCTGGATGTACCAGATACAATCAAGCCATTTCTGACAATTAGTTCGTTGCTCATAAAGATTTATGCGAATATATTATAAATATATACTGCCTCTGGAAATATCTTTTTATATACGGGAAGAATCCCGTTTTTATATGAGATATGATCAAGAGACGCATGTTTGAAAAATCAAACAACCATGCGTATCATTTTTATTGTCCAATTGCCGCTGAACGCCGTCGCAAGTAGATTTATATTGCCGCCAGTGTTATCCACCGAGAGTGTTACTGGCACGCTTCCTATTTCACTTACTTCTGTGTTGTAATATTTGACCATAGTATTGTTCCAACTTGCTACCATTTCGCTAGCCTTGAAATTATTAACACCATCATTAATGGATATCAGCCATTTTGCTGTATTTCCACTTGAGATTGGTATACTGTCGATATATACAGAACCAGAATCTGGTGTAACATTAACTGTGACATTTGTGTTGATTGATCCTGTTGCACCAGATTCTCCGTTGATAGTGATACCATTGAAATTTCCATTTATTTCAGAGAAGTTTACATAGCTTGCAGTTGTTGCATAATTTGCTGTATTTGCTGTTCCTGCTGCATTTGCGTAGTTAGCGATTTGAGTAATGCCCGGGAATCCACCAAACACACCAGATGAAGCAGCGGGCGATTTCATTTGAACAGGTGTTGCTGAACCAAGTTCGGTTGTTCTTGCATTTAAATTTTCTGTAACAACTTCTGTGGTGAAAAGTATTTTTCTTGGTGTGAACGCTTTTTGCACTACACTCTTGTAATTTTCATATTTATCCGGAAGCAGATATGCATAACACAATAATGTGAATGTGCTTCTTACGAGTCTATCATTACCAGCGTCTGTGGCGGTTTCAAAACTATAGTCGCTGATACTTGTTCTGAATTTGAATCTTTTCTTGTCGCCCCAATAATCCTCGGTAGAAAAATTGATTGCTTCGACTATGGCATTACCTTGCTCGACAAGTTCAGTCCACACGATGAATTCATAATTCACAATAACATGATCTGGCATCGCCACACTGTATATTTCCTTTGTTGGCGCAAATCCATGCATGACACTAAATTTGTCATATTTGTTCTTTTCGCTGAATTTCTTCTGCACAGGATATTGCAAATATCTGTTTAGAGTTATCAGCTGATCATTTCTTTGCATTGTGCTGCGACGAAATGCAATGGCAGGAGTTTGCACTTTTCCATTTTTGTCACGCAATGCTCCATCTTTTCTTATAGCTTTCCATCTTTCTGGTGAAGCATAATTGATTGGTACTTTGATTTGTCTTCCTGAGTCAACGATTGTAGGACTAATGACGGTGTCAAGATAACTCAATATGGTCGAATCAACGTCAACTAGTTTAACGGAAAAGTTTTTCTGTTTATCAGTATCGCGACGAACATCAAATGCTCTGTTTGGCTTGTATTCAGGACCAGCCACGGCCTGAGATACAGGCTTTTTTGAGTCAGACATCTCTGGTCCATAATTTATTGGATTTGGAACAGGCTTATTGACCGTTGGTCTTTGAGTTGGTCCGCGCCATGCCATAATCAGTCATTCCTTTCCATTATATTCAACGAAGTATACTTCGTGTAATGTGCGTTGCAGATGATGCTGTGTGATTTGTCTGGTTGACCACCAAGCAATTGTTCCTGCACCACATTATCTATTTCATAGTAACGGTCATTGAAGAAAACCACATCACCAATTTCTGGATAAAATTCAAGCTTCTTCAACATTTCTTCGCGCATCTTAAATACATAATCCTGTCTTCTGTTTGGACCAAAGTCATCATATTCAGCTTCCATATCACTGCGTTCAATAAGTGCTGAAATTTGAATGGCTGGCAGATACCACTTGCCAGACTCGGATGAAGTTTCTCCATATATATTGGTTTTTGTTTCATTGGGGCAGATCTTGTATATCTGAATGATATTCTCAATAATGTCACCCATCAGTTCAGCATTGAACTGAGCTACCATTTTTAGGTCACGTGCTGAAAAATATCTGCCTTTTAATCCCATATAATTAAGTATTAGCGATCAACTTGTTATTGTCTGTGAGTTGTGCGGTTTTTACTTCAGAATACAATTTAAGCAGATCATCGCCATATTCTCCACCAAGCAATTGAGTGCCTTCTGGAACCAATCCAATGGATTGTAGCATCTGCATTGTTTGCGGATTGCTCATAGCATTCAATAGTTTGGCTGGACTTGGACGACCATTGGCAATGATTTCTGATTGTAATTCTCTACCAACAGTGACAGTAAATTCATAATTTGCATTAGCTTCAAACATTTGATCGTCTGTGTAGCCGGGAATTCTGGTTGGCTCACAAATTTCATAAAGCTCTGCAATCAATTTTTCAAGTATCTCAATTTCTTTACGATTAAGTTCAAATGCATGCTTTTGATCATCCAAGTGAGATTCAAGTTCTATGATTTCTGCTTCAAGATTAAGCAATATATGCGGTAATGCAGGAACTGTTTTAAGATGTTTATATTCTTCCAACTTTGCTTTGTATTTTAGTTCTGCACATTTTTCCAATGCAGCAGCACGTTTGCGACCAACCAAAAACCCTTTTAGGGTCTTTAGTTTTTCCCAAGGAGTAGAACCAATTACTTGGTATCTATAGTTGAATTCTGAATTTAGATTTGATGCCATAATATTTTATATAACTGTTGTTGTTTATCTGAAAATTGTTTATGTTAAAGAGTATCCTGCTGCGGCCAGTCCATATCTTGTAGTTGGATTGGAATTATATGTATTTGACGCGACCACACCTGTATTACTGACAAGATTTGTATAACTATATCTACTTGCATTCAATGCCCCAAATCCAAATATGGCTTTATCACCACCATATCCAGCAGCGGCCAACCAACCTCTTTCTAGAACATCGTTCACCCCACCTATGTAACCATAATAGTTAGCGGTGTTCGATGCAATTACTCCTGTGTTAGAAACTAAATTGGTTTCTCTCGTATATGAGCCGCCGGATATTCCAAATCCAATTATACCCTTATCTCCTCCGTAATTTGCTCCCGCGCCTTGTGTCTTTGCAGTGCCAGCGGCGGCGCTTGTATCAGACGCAACAACTCCAGTGTTGCTCACAAGATTGACTGTTAACAATCCGTTGTTGTTACCATCTAATTGACCATATACAAACATAGCTTTATCACCGCCATAGCCAGTCGCAGCAAGGTTGTATCTACTTGAACCAACACCTGTTGTATCAGTAGCCACAACTCCCGTGTTACTAACTAGATTTGTCATTGATACTCTTTCACTGGAAGAAGGAGTGCCGTAAACCGTTGATCCATATCCAAATATCGCTTTATCTATTCCATAACTTACCGCACCGAGCTTATTTCTAGATGTTCCTACTCCAGACGAATCAGCAGCCACAACGCCGGTGTTGCTGACAAGGTTTTTTATATTAGTCGTTCCGGCTACGACTCCATACGCAAATATAGCTTTGTCTCCTCCATACCCAGCAGCACCTAAATATGCTCTTGCAGTACCAACACCGGCAACATCATTGGCAAGAACTCCTGTATTACTTACCAAATTCGTGATTGATTGATAACTTCCAGCTTCACCATACCCAAATATTGCTCTTTGAGTTGGACTATAAACAACAGGGCCGGGCGGTATTATGAATCCCATTCTTCTATTAGAAGTATTATTGTTTCTGTTTATAAATTTCATTCCACCGGAAACAAGTACATTTGTAGTCAAATCTGCGGTCATAACTCTATTAGTTCCGCTTTGTGCAATTCCAACAAAAGATCCACTGGCATACGTTATATTTACCCATTGAGTTTGTTCTGGCGCAGACCTTGATGTCCAAGTTATTCCGTCTGTTGAGGACATGATTCTATTTGTTCCATCTGAGGCCACTGCCACAAACATACCATTTCCATATGATATTTTTTGCCAACTATTGGCTTCAGCCGCAGATCTCGCTGTCCAAGTTATTCCGTCTGTTGAAGTCATGACTCGGTTTGTTCCGTCTTGTGCAACGGCCACAAATAATCCGTTTCCGTATACTGCACCAGACCAACTATTGGCTTCAGCCGCAGATCTCGCTGTCCAAGTTATTCCGTCTGTTGAAGTCATGACTCGGTTTGTTCCGTCTTGTGCAAGGGCTACAAATAATCCGCCTCCATATGTAACATCTCGCCAAGTATTATTTTCCGCAGCGGATCTTGCTGTCCAAGTTATTCCATCTGTTGAAGTCATTACTCGGTTTGTTCCGCTACCTGCAACGGCCACAAATAATCCGTTTCCGTATGTAACACTATACCAAATATTGGCTACAGGATTTGCATTTCTAGTTGTCCAAGTTATTCCATCGGGAGATGTCATTACCTTTCCAGACGATCCTCCAGAGGTACTAGAAACAGCCACGAATAATCCGTTTCCGTATGTAACACTAATCCAATTATCTGATCCATATTGAGGATTAAGAGCATCTGACCTAGATGTCCAAGTTATTCCATTTGGAGATGTCATTACTCTGTTTGTTCCTGAAGAATATGCCGTTGCAACAAATAAACCATTTCCATATGTAATACCTCTCCAACCGCTGGCTTCAGACGCAGACCTTCCAACAAAACTTCCAAGTGAAGTGGATGTTGTAGAAATTGTATTTTTATTTATATACTTGATTGGCATAACTTATGAGAAGATCAATTTTTTCATCTGTTCCAATGTGATTGGTTCATCTTCACGAATGCGAATGATCTTCATTCCTTTCTTTTCAGCCATCTTGTTTTTCAGTTCATCAACTTTAAATGCTTTTTTCTGAAAATCATATTTTGCATCATCTTCATTCTTTGGATGCCAAAATGAACCATCAAATTCAAATAGTATGTTTTGATCTGGCAGATATGCGTCGTAATATCTTCCTCCCATCGGATATTGCGGAACATAATAGACATCCAAGTTCTTCAGCATGAGATAATATTTTCTTTCCAATGATGTGAACTTGCCTCTCGGTTTGAGAGTTCTTTTTAGTCCGACAAATTTCATTCTTTTTCTTTCACTCTCGGACAATACTTGATCTAGTAACGAGAAAGGTTTCATCCAATATAAATTCCCATCGGAACTTTTTGGAGTGTTGCTTGAAGTTGTTGCGCCTCGGCTTCTCTTAGTTCCATTTGAGCTTTTCTGCCAGTGGCTTCAAGATTTTCTCTTAGCTGAGTAATCAATGCTTCTTTTTCAGACGATGCTTCTTGACGCAATTCTCCACCATCAAGTGTGACTTCTGCTCCGGGAATTGGAATGGTTTGATACTTTTGGCGAATGCTTCCAAGCACTTCTTTACAAAGCGCGAGGAAATATTTTCTTATCCATTGTTTACCTACACTGTTTATGGTGGTGTATGGAATATTGTTGTAAGGCACATTGCTATAATCTCCAATCACAGATGATGAAACAACAGTGTTGCTGCCAGAAACATAGAATGAACCAGAATTGTATATGCCCTGACTGTCGCGATCTTTCACAAGCAGATATTCAAAATACATCGTGAAATCATATGTTGGAATTGGGAATAATTTCAATTTGTTGTTTACCAATTCAAAACTCCATGCCGATTTTCTAACAAGGTCATTAAATTCAATTGCCTGCATTCTTAGCAAGTCTTCAAAGATTGGCGTCATCAAAAATTGTGTGGCAGGAGAATACCCAGCAAATCCCATTTCATTCAATACATTGCTATAGCTCATACCAGTCATGCTGAATGGATCATAAATTCTTGCAGCAGCGGGTGGCATCTGATGAAAAATTCTGCGAATTTCAATACGATCAAAACTTTCACTTACATTTCCCCACAAAGCCTGAAGATCATATGTTTGCTTTTTTGCTTCAACATGTATAAATCCTTTTTTCCAATCTACTTTTCCACCAACACCAAACTCTGTTCCATATCCTTCAGCCAATCTGATCAATTGTGGCAGTCCACTTGCTGCAACATTTGTTTGGGTCAAATTAACATTGGCTGAACTTCCTTGCAACACACCCATGTTGTTGCGAATATTAAACTGATTTACTTGTGCGCTATATTCAAAACATGCTTCTTCAAAACATGCATAAAAATTTTTGTCAATCATTTCAATGTCGGTGATTGGATAGCCCAATCTTGTTGCCGCCCATTTTGCTGCATTCGGCGCGTCCAACTGAAAAACTGCATCACCATCGTAAAATCCAAAAGGAGTTGAGCCGCTTCCGGGTGTGATTGCGGAACCAGACCCCGGCCATCTCACGCGATCCTGATCTACGGTGTAATTTATCGATGTGTCTGCCATATTATATAAATATGGTTATGGTCCGTGTTTATATCGCAATATTTATTATGCGAGACATAATACTCGGTCATCTTCATATTTATAATATATATGAGTATCATCAAACTAAAAGATTTACTAAAAGAACAAAAATTGATTGAAGCTCCTGTGGCAGATTTACCACCAGTAAAGTTTGTGATGCCTCCTGCGCAACACGCATATGCACAACCAGCGTCAAGTGCCGCTGGAAAGCCTTATACGCAGCCCGATATTGATTTTAGTGGTACGGCCAAGGTAGAAGATGTTGCATCAAAAGCGGCCAACGTAATCATGAAATTTGAAAACAGCAAAGATAATCCAAGAGGTGGATATAACAAGCAATTGAAAAAATGGTTTCCGCATAAAAGTTTAGAAGGTGGCAGTGATACTATTGCATATGGTCACAAAATACAACAAGGCGAAGATTTCAGTAAAGGACTTACTGATGATGAAGCTATTAAATTGTTGAACAAAGACATTAATAGAACAATTGATACTGCCAAAAGACTCATGAAGAAATTTGATACATTTCCTCTTACAATCAAAATCGCAATTATAAATGCGGGATTCAGAGGGTTTGGAAAAAAAGGAGATCTTGGTCCAGAAACAATGAAGCTATTGGACCAATATAAATTCCAAGACGCAGCCAAGGAATATTTAAACCATAAAGAATATAAGACAACAACCAATCAGGGTGTTAAGAAAAGAATGAATTGGAATGCTTCTGTGTTTAAATCAGGTGGCTGATATTTTTATTTCTTGATCAGCCCAGTCCAATTCTTTTGATCCGCTTTACTGGCTTCAAATTCCTTTTGCTGCTTTGATGGCATTTTTGGATTAAAATCAATTCCTGTTTTTGTTTCTATTTCTGAAATACTAACAATATACTTTGGTAAATCTTCAACAGGTAATGAAGTATTTGGAAACAAAAATGATATAGAAGTATTTGTTTTTGCGTCAATCACAATTTTCCAAAGATAATCTGGTACCCCAACTTTGTTTTCACCAATTGTTTTATGATCTGGATTATATGCTGTACCACTAATAACATATAAATCCTTACCCTCATCAACCACCCAATTTCTTACACATGTTTCCAATTGCTTCCATATTCCGCGATTATGATTTGGAACTTGTGGTACCATGTTTGAAAGAAAAAAGCTTTCACTCATTGTGTCCGCATTCTTTGTTGAATTTCCAGCAGGAACCATATGACCACGATCATATGGATTACCAGCATAGTCGCTTAATTTTGACTGATGCTTTTCTGGTATTTCTGGATCTGGTCTGAAATCATCCTGCCTTTTTGCTCCACCAAGTATATCTTCTTTTGTAGGACGCTCTACTACATACTCTGCTGTTTTCTTGTCATATCTGTAATGAATAGCATATACTTTTTTGATCAAATATTGATTATCTTTTGTAATTTTGCTAATTGGCGCACCATTTAAAACAAATTTTGATGCCTTGTCATCAATAGGATTGGCGACCAAAATGGATACCAATGTTAACAAACTTAACAATAAATATTTTAGTTTCTTCATAATATTTTGTACGAAAAATACATATGATATATACAATAAAAAAGACCCGCATTTCTGCGGGTCTTTTTGTTTAGGAGTTTAACTCTATTAAGAATTAGACTTCGTTCAATGCACCGATGACGATCTTGCCGTAGAATTCTGGGCGGATCATCTTCTTTGCATAACGTGTCATCACACCACGGCGTGGTGTGAAGTTCACTGGATCGTACACCAATGGTGTTTGGATCAGTGGGATGTATGGAGCGTATACAGCGCCGGTTTCTAGGAAGTTGCTTCCACGGAAACCAACCAACATGACGTTGTCGGTCATGTATGGGTTCTTGTATACTGTCCAACGGTTGCTTAGAGCACCGACCTTGGCAACGCCCATTGCGAACTTTGCTTGGTCACCATCTGTGTTGGTTGTGAAGCCAGGGATGGATTCGATGATGGTTGCAACGTCTGGGCTGCAAACTAGGAAGTTTGCTCCACCACGTAGTGTCAACTGGTGGATCTTGTTGGAGACCTTTTGGATCTTGTTGCCCAATGTTTGGAACCATGTGCTCTTTACGTATGCTGTACGGTTAGCAGCAGTTGCGACGAACTTGTTTTGTGTTGTGTCATATTCGTCACCGATACGTGCTGACCAGTATTCGGTTGTTGCTGTTGGAGCGGCTGTTACCAACATGTCGAGGATTTCTAGGTCGATTTCCATCGAAACGTATTCGCTCAATAGAGCAGTCAATTCTGCTTCTGCGTCGATTGAGTGATATGCGTTCAAGTCTTGAGCCAAT